GTGAGCCCAATGTATCCGCAAGTGCATCGCATGTCAAGCGTTTGTGCTGAGTATTTGTACTCATCTTGTCTGTGAGTGGATGCCTGGATATTGAACGCGTGTGCGATCTATATATACCACTGTTGTAGTACGGCTGTACTGGTGGCCAAACAGATCTCATGACTGTTAATGAGAATCGTTATCAATAACGCGCACCGATACGACATCATATCACGACATCACGCTACCGTTGTAGCTCCCTCAGTGCGCCTAGATAGTACAACTAGCGCGGGTTCATTATCATTTAGTAGACCAATATCAGGCCACTAAGTAACACCCACCGGGGGGGATAGCGTCACTGGTGGGACGATATAACCTTTCAGAAAATTATGTCAAAAATTAAACCCCCTCCAGGATCGTTTCTGAGGGGGCTCTAATCTTAATCTGATGTCTCCATACCTAAAGTCTCCCAAAAGCCCTCAGGAAGCCGTACAGAGTGGTCTTCGTGGACGTAAGTAATGATCCATACATCATCTTCTCTAAGCTTAGGCTGTGCTCCTATCGTATATTGACCATCCTTTCGTACATATGGAGATCTGAACGATTTTACATCTACTTTGGCTAACTGATTTGTGTCTGTGTTCCAAACCGTTAAATCAGCTGGCCCACTAGGGGATACATTACGAAAAACCTCTAACCCTGCAGACAATAGATAGTTACTAACTGCTAATTCACCTGCAGCTCCAGTGTGTCCTGTGCTTTTCAACTTAAACTCTCAAATATGGTAGGCAAATGCGTTTGCAATAAAGACATACATTGATTGGCGATGATCTGATGTTCCTTTTGCGTACCATTCCCACACCTCAACTGACAATAATGAATCCAAGACCGAATTGTTCCATTCATGTACAAGCGAGTAGGAGTACAAAGGGGCAAGACTTCTCTTGCACATTCCTTAGCTACACCAAGTTCTAACAGACGCTCATATGCACGGTAACTAGTTACCAAAGCTTTACCCAAAACCTCATCACATTCCTTAAGTGTCTCAAGACTAAGATCATCGACACTATTCTGTCGGTTCTTTAGATCCTGCCTTCTCATCTCTGGTAACTCAGGTCTCATCTGTACCTCAGCATACCTCTGACTAAACTCTTGAAAGCTAAAGCTCCTATGCCTCAATATCTGAGCAGCTACACTCCTAGTTGTCTCTATCTCTACACACATATTCACCATCTCAAATGGAGACCAATGCTTATGGTCAATGAGATACTTAATTAACTTAGCACTTGTCTCAGTGTTGTCTTGATTAGCTGGGTTAGACACCCTAGCCATGTAGGTAATGAGTTGTTCAGCGTTAGGAGTGATGTGGATGAGCTTTACTGTGTGCATTAGTGGTGGTGATCAAGTTGCTTGTATGCCGACACATGGATGTCGTCATAGAGTGAAGGGATATAACGATGCCGAATCTTTACATCATACTCATCATCATAAAAGTTTTTTGATACAAGAACTTGTTTTTGTTCATTGAATGTCTGAACAGGTCTAAAGATGTAGGTAGGTTGTTTACGATAGGTTCTACTCATACTGATAAAGGAGTAGTAGGGAGTAGGAGTAACATATTCTCTACATCCTCCCACGCTCACTGCGTTCGCTGTGGTCGAGAGGAATGTGTTCTCTTCCCCGACTGTTGGGAAGGGAGAGTGTGTCGTGTGTTCAGTGGATGTGCTCACTGGATGAACGGAAACGAATCATCAGTAGAGCTAAAAAGGGGAAGGATGTCTTACGAAAGTAAGGCATGTCTTCCCCCCACAGTTTGGGGGTCCACCCTTCCCCCTCCCTGTATACATGTGTCATGTGTCTAAACCCAAGTGGGGACTGACTTCTTGGTCGTTACACCACGTGCCTGTTTCCGTTGGTCTAAGGTCATCCCAAAGACCATGTGATTGGTCGCTGCTTGGGGGTCATCAAGGAAGCTTTCAAGTAAGTCTTGCCAGTCTTCCTGTCGTCTTTGCTTCACAGCTTCATAGGCAGAGATACCCATGGCGTCTGTGAAATATTTAACAGCTTGAGCTAAGCAGTCAAGTCTGTCGTCATGTTTAACGGCTCCCTTCTCCCGACACATACGACTCATTTGGTAGAAGAGCATGTAGAGGAGTCGATCTTCGGGAGGTTGGTCTTTATTGGAGTTGAAATCCCACTCGATCACACCACGATCAACGATGAGTCGATGTTGGTTCATAACGGGCTCTAGAGCATCAATGATTCTGTCTTCCTTCCTCACATTGGCTCTGACTTCTTCTACGTCTATAGCTTGCTTGGTTTGTTGTAGGTGTTTCTTAAACAATTCAGCAACAATACCATCACCAAAGTTAGTCTCTACCAGTAGTTTGGTGACGTTGTACTTCTTACAACCTCTAAGGATGTCTAGCAGTGTAGCGTCACTGTAACCATCTCTAAAGGCACGTACTTCATGGACATAAAGAAAGCCATTCTTATGGCTCATATAGACGGCTGCTGTTTCATCTGTTCCTCGACCCGATGGATCAACGCTGCACACTGTTTCGGTGTAAGGTCCCCACTCTCCTTGCAGTACCATTGGAGAGTAGAAATAATCTCCAGGTAGACCGACTGTGGGTAGGTCTTTGATGACATTCCTTGGATCGGAGCACCATACGACGGCATCAGGAGCTTGGGTAGGGTTAACAGAAGTGATAACCAGATCAGCCATCTTAAGTGGAAACTTCTCAGCATCACTAAGGCTTGTGTCTAATTGGAATTGCAACATATAGTTGCTACGACCCATAGCTGCTTCACGCTCTAATAGGTCGTCATTACTGAAACGGTCTGGGTCAGTGACATCCCATTCCTCAGCACCCATCTCCAGGTCTTCATGGATCTGTGGTGCTAACAGGCCTTCGTATTGAGATAGCTTGTCTTTACGAGGGTAACGAGACGGCCAGACAAACGGTTTGTAATTACGTTCAGCGAGCTTTCGGTAAACAGTGAAGGTTGTCTGCGGTGTACCGAGGTACATGATGCGTGAGTCTTTCTTTGGTGTTAGGATCGACTCAGCTTCAGTGCAAAGTTGTAGGAGCTTCTCTCTCATCAGTTCTGTCATACTGTTACCTGGAACCTCAATATCATCAAGGATCATCAAGTCTGCACGGCTACCAGTTAGCTGTCCGGTAATACCAACACTCTTTACTGAAGGTGCTTGGTGAGGGGAGCAGTTCACATCAAAGCTAATCCGACTCCATCTAGCCTCATCACTCTTTGGCCTGAGGTGAGCTAGCCAAGGTGTTTCAATAATCAGCTTCTGAAGGAAGATACTCATGTTGTCAGCACGTTCCTTAGAAGCTGAGATGATCATGATCTTCTTTTCAGCGTCTTTGAAGAGTGTCCACAAGACAAAAGCTCCAGTGATCCAGCTCTTACCGACTCCTCGGAATGCTTGAATCTGTAGTCGTTTAGGTCCGTTCTGTAAGTAATCTGCGATAGCGTATTGTGCTCGTGTTGGTGATGGAAGATCGAGCTGATTCCAGAGGGCTTGAAGGAAGAGCTTAAAATCGTCCCTTAATAGTTCTACAGTAGTCCTGTCAGAATCGTTCCTGATGGGCTTGTTTATAGCCATATGATAGAATATACCTAAGTGGATAGAGAGGCCCCGTCCTAGGGCAGCTGGAGGCCTCTCCGTGCGTTTATGCGTTAACCAATAACGTTGCTTTGACCGCGACGCCTTTTTTCCCACTCATTCATGTACCGCTGATCACCAGCAGACATACGACGTTGTGGTTTGGTCTCTACCTTAGGCTTATCGTCAGCAGGCTTCTTGTAGGGAACTTGACCAGAACCATAACCAGGCCCTTGGTACAGTTGTCCGTTAGGAGCTACATACTTTGATTTATCAGCAGGGGTGCTGTAATTACCACCACTACCGGCTCCACCGATGTCAGTACCAGCTCGTGTGGTACGAATATCTGACTTGTTGCCTGTTGCAGTATCACGTCCCATATCTTGACGGAACCGATTCAGCAAAGGATTACCGGATCCTCCAACCTTGTCACGGTATTCTTTAGTACCTTGGTAAAGACCCTTTCCACCATCACGATAAGTCTCACTTGCTGGAGAGGCTTTACCACCTCCACCACCACTAGAGGTAGTAGGAGTTGAGGTACGGCTGCTGCCACCGCCACCACCTCCAGCTCTGGAGGGCTGTTGACGAGGTGCAGGAGGTTGTGCAGCGGGTTGTTGACGAGGTTTAGCTGCAGGTTGGTTGCTCACAGGGCGACCAGTAACAGCGTTGTACTTCACACCACCAACAGTATAAAATGTATCACCGCTTCTATTTTGAGAAAAGCCTTGGTTACGGAGTGAAGAACCAACACGCCCAACATCCGCCCGACGATAAGCACGGCTTAATTGATCTTGTTTGTTACGAGGTGCCATAATAATTAGAAGAGTTTTCTTTTATCCCGAGCATCAGTTGCTCGTTGAGCGGCTGAAGGCCGACTGACATTTGCAGCAGGACGGCGATATTGCGGCGTATTGACTGCTGCAGGCGAGTTGCGGGTATTAGGATTGGTTTGAGGTGTCCGTTGATTAGGATTCCGTCGTGCGGCAGCCCTTGCAGCTGCAATAGCTTGTTCAGCAGTTTGCTTGGTATTACCAGCTCGTTGTTGAGCAGCGATACGTGCTTTTTGATCAGCGGCATCTCTAAAGCCAAGACGACGAGCACGTACATCAGCAGACTCGCCTTCATTACCAAAGTTAGATAGAGCAAGGGTTCCAATCGTTCCAGGAGTTGTCACTGGTCGGATTCGTGCTGTTACATCGCCAATCCTTGCAAGGCGCTCTCTGGCTGCCCTAGTGTTCTCGTTAACCCAGCGTTCGTTAGCTCGTTGGGAGGCAGTGGGTTGTGGTTTAGTAGCAGATCCAGCTCCAGGTACATTAGGGGCTCTATAGTTTCCACTAGGCTTGGCGTTCGGCTGATTACCAAACAGGTTGCCTTGCCCTTGGGGACGGTTACCAAACCCACCAGCTGGTCGATTAGGAGGTGTAGCCTGTGCTGAGCTACGAGTTTGAACAGGAGTTGTCGTCGGAGGACGATTAGCAGCGACCCGTGGATTACGGAAATCACGGGGCTGACCATTCTTGCTAAAGAGATTGGTCTGACCACCTACCTGAGTTGAACCAGGCTGAGGAGGCTTGGGTGCTTGTGCCTGGGGCTTGGGTGTATTAGCAGCATTCAACCTTGCACTTCGTGATTGAGGAGCACCACCTCTTTCCCTCCAAATGTCAAGACCGTTGGCTGCAGAACGAGCACGGGGTGGAGCACCATTAGCAGAAGCGTTCGGAAGCCGAATAGGTGAGGTCGAAGGTCGTGGTGCCTGCGTAGATGCTGCTGGTTTAGCTGAAGCAGGAGTCGAGGGTTTAATGCTGTTTGAACGCTTTGCTGCTTCCTGAAGACGACGAACATTCTTGGAAGGGATCTGTCCATCAGGAGCCTGTTGAGAGCGGGGGGTATAACGACTCTGAGGCCCCATAGGCCCATCAGCCTTCTGTGCAGAGCGAGGAGATTGACGGATCTCTACTTGCTGTTTTACATTGGATGTACGTGGACCTTGACGTACTTGCTTTGGTTTCCCAGCTTGGTAAGAGCGATTAGCAGAACCCTGAACAAGACGACCATTGACGCGGGTCTGTCTTACGGCTGGTTTAACGTTAGAGGTAGTAGCAGAGCGGGTAGTGTTTGCCTTAGGCATAGGCTTGTTACCACGACCAGCTTTAAGGAGACGGGCTCTTTTTGTAATTTCTTCTGGACTCATACCGTTGAGCTGCAGAATAGCTCTGGCAGCCCAATCAAGAGGATTAGCCATAGATATGTTGTTGAATAAGTTGTTCTCTGGGTGTTATCCCAAACGTGGCTCTCATCCAATGGAGCCAGTTGTTACTGCCTTTTGCCTGATTGCACTTCTTACAGGAGGGGACAAGGTTGGATGTAAGAGATGGTCCGCCATAACAGCGAGGACGGACATGATCAAGAGTGAGTTCTTCAGGTTCATAAGTTAATCCACAGTAGACACATTGACAATTAAAGTGTTCCTTGATTGCACGACGGTGTAGCCTCTTTGCTTCAGAGCTTGTCATCGTTATTAGGTTGTGGAGGTAGTGATCAGGTGAAGGCAGTAGTGGGGTCATGCGTACTTCTTACCGGTTCTCGGACGAGTACGATTTGCTTTTGGTGATTCCAGTTTTCCTTTGTTAGGACCAGTGTGAGAGGCATCCATACCATCACCGTTACCGTATGTTCCTAGCTTTCTGTTAAGCTCGTTAGCTTCAGTACGAATCTTCAGACCCTTAATTGTCTTGTTATATGCCGCCTGTTGCTTAAGCCGACGCTTCCTAGCAGCAGGGTTCTTCTTGTAGTAGTCAGATGTACTTGACATACTTATCTCCAGGATGACCTACTTCTGGTCGCTTATCCTTTGCTCTAGGTGTAGGGATGATCCGTAGTTGCCTCAATAGGTACTCAAGTTTTGATTTAGGCATGTCTGGACTAGTGCCCGGCATTCTGTCCCTAGTACCAGGAGCAATTCGTGTCTTACCTTGCCAATCAGAATTAGAGCCATCTTGATCAAAAGTACTCCTATCTGTATAGGTGGGCATAGGATCCATAGATTGACTCCTACGTGGAGTATCTACTTGTGGGTATTGACCAAGACGATTAAGTATTTGAAGTAGTTTAACTTTAGACGACTTGTCTGCCATATAGCCTCTTTTGTACAAGTTCAGGATCTACCTTTGGCATAATGGAGGCGAGCTTATCCAGAGGGTTACCTTCGTAAGCGACACCAGAGATGTCATTCTTAGACAGCCAATCACAGGCTGCCTTTAAATCAGCTGTAGAGGCTTCACCACTCTTAATACGATTCAGCAGCTCTTGTGTGACAAGATTATGGAGATCATTAAACATGTCCTCCGTTGCTTTCTTTTTAGCCATTTCGTAGTACTATTTGATCCAGTTTATTCTCAATGCGTATCATGTGATCCTCCATCTTTTGGAGAGCATTAGCTAGTTCTTGCCTTGGCACATACTTTTCGGCAAAACGTAGTTCAATACCATCCATGCGTTTATCAAGTTGATCCATACGTGAGTTAGTTCGACTATGGAGAGCTATCACTCCCCCTCCGGCA